ACTATGGGGGTTTCTTCTCGTGGTGTAGGTTCTTTGGTAAAGAAAGGAGAAAGAAATGAGGTACAAGACGATTTTGAATTGATTTGTTTTGACTTGGTTTCATCTCCATCAACACCCGGAGCATACTTGTTCTTAAACAAAGACGATAGAAATAGATATGAAGAAAATCTTGAAGAGGAAACTAATATGAGAGCACAAGAACCAAGAATTGATGGTGGATTGAATAAAAGTATTGACTTAATGAAAAAATTAACCGATTATTTAGGATATTAAACTATTTAAAAACATTTACAATGGACGAGAAATATTTTGTGGCAAAAGTACAGTACGACCTTCCTGATGAAAATTCAGGCAAAATTAAAAAGATTAGAGAAGAGAAGTTGGTTAAGGGTTACAATGTAACAGATGTTGAAGCAAAGGTAACCAAACAATTTAAAGATTTTACATATGAATGGAGGATTACCGCATGTGTGGAAAGTAAAATTGATGAGGTTTTTGAGTAATATCGTTTATATAGACGATAATTCAATATTTCGCCTATAAGGACGAAAATAATTAAAATCGGGTTTTTTACCCGATTTTTTTTGTGCATATATTTATTATAAAAAACAATGATATTAGGTGATTTAGTAGAATTTAAAACAAATTCAGAAAATTCGGATTTTTGGTTGATAAGAAAAGGAAGTGAAAACACTGTGGGTAAACCAACGAAAGAATATTCTCCTGAACATATTGGTGTGACAATAAAAGATAGGTCAATTATCGACCCACAATACCTATACTACTATTTTATGATGTTACAAAGTAAGGGAATTTTTAAAATTTTATCGAAGGGAACGACAAATTTAAAAAACATTAGACTATCGGATGTAAAAAATATTCCCGTGTCAATGTAATTTTTTTTCACTAAAAGTAATTAAAAAAACACTTTTTTAAATATTCGTATATTTATATGATAAATAAACTATTGCTAAAAAAATATAATGGCAGAAAAAAATTTGGTTGAAGAAGCAATTTTGCAAATGGAAAATTTGCAAGAGGCTATTACAAACAATGCAAAAGGAATACTTGCTTCTACTATGAAGGAAGAAATCAGTCAATTAGTAAAAGAATCTCTTTCAGAAGAAGAGGAGATTGAAGTCACGGATACTGAAATATCTGAACAAGGTGAAGAAGACCTTGAATTAGATGTGGATGTTGAAGGTGAAGATGAAGGTGAAGATGTTAGTCTTGAATTAGACGTAGATTCGCTTTCTGATAATGAAGATGAAGAAGATGTCGAAGGTTTTGAAATGGGTGACGAAGAAGGTTTATTGGCTGACTTACCTGACGAAGACTTCGATGATGAGGAATCAGATGTTTCAGATTTAGAACCTCTTGATGACTTGGATTTAAGAGATGCTTCATATGATGAAATCGCAACTGTATTTAAGGCAATGGGACCAGATGATGGTATCATTGTGGTAAACAAAGACGATGGAGTTCATGTAAAAGATGAAGAGGAAGATATCGAATACATCATCAAACTTGACGAAGAAGAAAACAAAGAAGGTGATTACATGGAGGAAGAAGAGATGAAAGAAGAAGAAGAGATGAAAGAAGGTGATTACATGGAAGAAGAAGAGGAAATAGAAGAAGGTGATGAAATTGTATATGAAATAACTCTTGATGAAGAGGAAGAAGAAGAGGAAGAAGAAGAGGAAGAAGATGATGAAGAAGAAGATGAAACAGAAGAAGAAATGAGTGAAGGTGAAAAGGCGTATGAAGAGGCTTTAGAAGGTTTTGCAAAAAGAAGAAAAGAAGAACCTAAAGAAACCACAAGAACAAATGCGGCCTTGAGAAAATCACCTAATGCTAAACACGTTTCCGAACCGACTAAAAAGTACGCTAAAGATAGATTTAGACCTGCGGTTAAGGAAAGTAAGTTAGAAAAAGAAGTTTCTCAGTTAAGAGAAAAAAATGAAGAGTACCGTAAGGCTTTGAATATTTTCAGAGAAAAATTAAATGAAGTTGCGGTTTTCAATTCTAACTTAGCATATGCAACTCGTTTGTTCACAGAACATTCCACAACAAAACAAGAAAAAATAAACATTTTAAGACGTTTTGATGGTGTCGAAACACTTAAAGAATCTAAATCTCTTTATAAGTTAATCAAAGAAGACTTGAATGGAAAAGAACAACCAGTTGTTACCGAATCGGTACAATCTAAAGTTCAAAAGTCACCAACCAAGGGTTCTGCAAGTAACTTAATCGAGAGTAAAACTTATGAAAATCCTCAGTTCCAAAGAATGAAGGATTTGATGAATAAAATTAAATAATAAAACAAAAACAAAATGGGAGCATTATTAGAATCAGGTCTCGTTGGTAACATCGGTCTTAAGCACCTTAAAGTTATCAAAGAAGACACAATTAACAAGTGGGACAAGTTAGGGTTCCTCGATGGCCTTAAAGGTCACTTAAAAGAAAATATGGCGCAATTGTATGAAAACCAAGCGTCACATTTGATAAATGAAGCAGCGGCTTCGGATAGTTCTGGTTCATTTGAAACTGTTGTTTTCCCAATCGTAAGAAGAGTTTTCTCTAAATTGTTGGCTAACGACATCGTTTCTGTTCAAGCTATGAATCTTCCTATTGGTAAATTGTTCTACTTTGTACCAAAAATTCAGGAAGGTGCATCTGCGGGTACTCACAGACAACCATTTGGAGCACCTAACAACAATGAAACTGATCCGGCAGTAGGATACGATACTGGTAAGAACTTGTATGACAGATTCTACGAAGGTGCAACACCAAATTCAGATCCAGCAGGTTTGTTCGATTACTCTAAGGGTAGATGGACAGGTTTGACTGATACATTGGTACCAGTTAAGTGGTTAAATGGTGAATTGGTAGCAACTACATTAGGTGAGGCTATTTCAATTGCAAACGGTGGTACTTCAGCAGTTGCTAGTGCTAACGTTAGAAGTTTGATATTTGCATTATCAGGTTTCTCTAATGTTGGTGCTGGTAAGTTAATCGGTCCTGACGGACAAGAGATGGATACTGAAGACTTCTTGGCTTCTTTGGAAACATATGAAGATGATACTACAGATATTTACTATAACTTTAGAGTTGTTACTCAAAAGTATGGTAAGGGTATTGTTCAGTACGGTACAACCACAACTGCTGGTTTCCCTGCTGACGGTCCTGGTGGTAAGTATGATAACATTTGTTCACAAGATGGTATCATCTACTTGGAATTGGATTTCTCTACACCTGCGGCTATCGGAACTACTAGTTTGGATGGTTACACAGGTACAACAATCGCATCAGGTGACACATTCACCGCGTCTTGGAGAAGATACGAAACTCTTGAGTTTGAAGATGCAATTGGTGAAGTTTCGTTTGACCTTGAGTCAATCACTGTTTCTGTAACTGAAAGAAAGTTGAGAGCACAGTGGTCACCTGAACTTGCACAAGACGTTTCAGCCTTCCACAACATCGATGCGGAGGCTGAATTGACAGCATTGTTGTCAGAGCAAGTTGCAGCTGAAATTGACCGTGAAATCTTAAGAGATTTGAGAAAAGGTGCGGCATGGACTTTACGTTGGGATTACAACGGTTGGAAGAGAATTTCTAACGGTGCAATCAATTACAACCAAAAGGATTGGAATCAGACATTGATTACTGCAATCAATCAGATTTCTGCACAAATTCACAAGTCTACTTTGAGAGGTGGTGCTAACTGGATCGTTGTTTCTTCTGAGGTTTCTGCAGTATTTGATGACTTGGAGTACTTCCACGTTTCAAACGCAGCACCTGACCAAGATCAATACAACATGGGTATCGAAAGAGTAGGTACATTGTCTGGTAGATATCAAGTTTACCGTGACCCTTACTTCCCACCAAACACAATTTTGTTGGGACACAAAGGTTCATCATTACTTGATACAGGTTATGTATACGCACCTTACGTACCTCTTCAGTTGACTCCAACTATGTACAACCCATTCAACTTCACACCAATCAAGGGTATCATGACAAGATACGCTAAGAAGATGGTGAACAACCGTTTCTACGGTAAGATCGTTGTTGATGGTGTTAGAACATTTGACTTGAGAGAATTGAGATAATAAATCTTAATTTATAAAATGAAAAGGGAGGTATTAACCTCCCTTTTTTTATGCTTTATGAACGTCCACATCTGGTGGTCTATTTTCATCATCTTTGATTGGTGGTGGTGTAGTTAAAACTCTAATCGCTTTAGAAACGACTTCACCTTCCTCAATTTCATATATACCTTTTTTATGTGCAAACTTTGTAGCTTGTACCAACACATACAACGCATGGTCAGGACTCATTTCATCAATAAATCTATTTAAATCTTCAATTTTTTTGTAATTAATGACACCAAAGAGTGAATTTGTGTTCGAATCTTCCATACTTAATGATATTTATATAAATAAATTATAACACAAATTAAAAAAAATGTCAAACAAAAAGTATATTTTAAGTGAGAAGTTGGAAAAATGGTTTGAGGAAAAAAATAAAAAAAACCATGTAATATTAGAAAAAACAATATCTAAAATTTTAATGAAAGAACAAATGTCTGATGAATTAAAATATCATTTGGATAAAAAGATTTCATTAACTGAGAATATGTTTAGGTACGGTAGTGACAAATATTTTGAAGTTATAAAAGAAGCAAGAGAGTTTTATAAGAGAGGTTTTGAGTTTGATGAGTTTGACAAAGAATTATTAGAATCTGATTTAGGTACGATAGTTAAAACAAAATCGGGTAAAGAGATTCCATTGGATATGCCGTTTGAGTATGGGTCGATAAATGAAGCGGAGTACCAAGGAAAAAAGGTAGAACTTAATAAACCAAAGGCGGGAGGTTCTAAAAAATGGTATGTTTATGTCCGTAACCCAAAAACCGGTAAAATCAAAAAAGTTAGTTATGGTTCTCCGGTTATGACCGCAAAATGGAACGATCCTGAAGCAAGAAAATCATTTGCAGCAAGACACCAATGTGAAAAGAAAAAAGACAAAACAAAGGCAGGGTATTGGGCGTGTAGAGCACATAAAGATTTCGGTAAAAATGTATCAGGTAGATTTTGGTAATGATATATTCACAAGAAAATATTTCAGATAATAAATTCAAACGAGTTTTTTCTTCAGACGTATCTGAGAAAGAACTCGTTTGGCATAGGGATAAAGAAAATCGTATTGTTGAGGTACTTAATGATTCCGATTGGGAGTTTCAAATGGATAATGAACTCCCTACACCCCTCAAAAAAGGAGTTAAATTACAAATACCTAAAGAGGTATACCACAGAGTAATTAAAGGGACTACAGACCTTGAAATAATGATTGAGGAGTATTGATTACCTAACCAATTTAAATTTATACGAGGGATCTGAGTAAGCTTGTGGATGTACATCGTAGAAATAATCTACAGCCCTATCAAAAGTAGCCGATTGTGTTTCCATAACTACTTCTTCATCCTTAATCATTTGATACGTTCGGTGGTTAACTTGACTCATTTTCAAAAATTTTTAAACAACATTTATATTTTACAAAGGTAATAAAATTATCGATAAAACATCAATACTTTACTTAGATTTTTTACCCCAACTTTTTCCTTTTCCTTTTGTTGAACATGCAGATGGAGTGGGTCTACATGCGGGATACTTACTTCTTTTTTCACCTTTTTCCCTTCCACACGATTTACATTTCTTTTTTCCTGTTTTTGGGTCTTTTCTACACGTATTACAATCTACCCATCCACTTGATTTACCTTTACCACCTTGTCTTTCAAACCATCCATGTAAACCTTTTGACTTTTCTTTTGAGTAATCCGTTTTTTCTTTGATTACTTTTTCAATCAAAGATACTAATTCCGATTCTGTTAGATGTATTGTCTTCATGATATTAACATTTTTTACCGACCCACTGTTCACCTTTTCTACACTTAACAATTGCACCACTTTTATATGCTGATGTCTCAGG